AAATTTCCCTTCACTATCCATGTTATTATGAAAATAGCTGTTGTTGCTTCAGGTTGGCATTTCCCTTATGATTTTTACGAATCAATGTCGAGACAATTAATGCCTAAAGGTTCATCGTTTGATATGTTTTGTATCTCTCATAGAGACCCAGATTTTTCAAGGCAAGAAAAGGAAGGTTTACCAATTCAGGGTGATGACTTGATATTATACCGAAAGTTTGCAACACAAAAAGACATAGAAAATTTGGGTTGGATATATGAACAACACCCAAACACTATCGGGGATTGGGGTTGTTCAAATCAATGGCTGGAAAATCATGATTATAGGGATTACGACCTTTTATTATTTACACATGATGACAACTTCATTAAACAGTACAAATGGTTGGGCAATGTCATTTATTTAGCTGAGCAAAACTGGGAAATACTCTGTAATTCATGCGGAGACCCAAAAGGTTGGATTCGGGGCAGTTGTGAATTCTTTAAACCTTCATTGCTTGACAAAATAGGTGGGTCATTTGATTTATCATTGGTTAAACTAAATAGGGAAGGTCTAAATACTTCGCCTGAAAACTGGGTGGATTTATTTGACTGGAACAACACGGTTCACCCATTGATGAAATTTGCAGCTGAAAACGATATCAGAATAGGATATATGTCCGATGTTTACAGGCATTCGGTTTTTGTATCCGAAGGTGAAAGAGGATTTATTAATCCAATTGTTAAAAAATAATTATATCTTTGAAATAATTTTAAATTATGTTACAAACAAAGCAAAAAAACGAGTTATTCGGTATTACGTATCGAGATGTCAAGATTAGGCAGAAACTTCTTGATATCCAGTACGACCTTTGGAAGGAAAAACAAATTAAACATTCGATGGAAGACGTGTTGGCAGAATTGATTAAAACTTATGAAAGGTACAAAAGATGATAAGAATTGGTATTGTAACAAATCTTTCAAGTCCAACGACTGATTATTATCGTTCGGTTAATCCTTTCGTAAAGTTAAGAAGGGAAATTCCAATGGAAATCACTTTCCTTAATCCTGATACCGTAAAATGGTACGACTTTTATAACGTTGACGTTGTTTTGTTTCAACGTCCTAACGGTGACCACATATTGGGAATGATTTCAGAGGCAAAGAAAATGGGTAAAAAGGTTATCTTAGACCATGACGATTTACTTCATGAGGTAAACCCAGCCAACCCATCAAGCCAACATTTCAGTAAAGAGGTGGTTAAGAAATCGGTTGAACGTGCTTTTATATACGCTGACCATGTTATTACGTCAACACCGTATTTAAAAGACTTTTATAAGCAGCATTACGACGAGAATAAAATAACGGTTATTCCTAATGCCATAGATTTAGAAACGACACCTTTTGTCGCTGTAAAACGAGATAAAGCAATCGATAAAAAGAAACGCATTATGTGGCGAGGTTCAATGACACATATTGAAGATTTACAAACGGTTGATTTATTTTGGAAATGGCTGATGGCAAAAGAAACGGTTGAAGTTGCTTTCGTTGGTTTACCTGATTGGTTAGGAAAAACATTGTATCCAAAGGCTATTCATGTGCCGTGGAATAATTCTTTGTTTCAGTATTTTGAGATGATGAAAAATAGTAATCCGCATTACGGGATTTTTCCTTTAACGAATGACAACTTTAATCAATCAAAATCCAATAATTTTGCAATGGAAATGCTGGTCGCTGGGGCGATTCCTTACGCACCACGTTATATAAAAGAATTTAATATTTACGGAGTAAGGTTATTTGATGACCAAAACGATTTAAAACAAATGATACAAAGTGATTTAGAGAAAGATAACTTGTATTTTGTAGACTTGGAGGCTGGAAGAGACTGGATTAAAAGGGAAAGGGATTTAATCAAAGTTAATCAAATGCGTTTAAACGTGTTAAATACTATATGAAACTAAAAGACATTAAACCAAACCCGAACAACCCAAGAGTTTTAAGGGATGAAAAATTTGCAAAACTAAAGCAAAGTATTCAGGAGTTCCCTAAAATGCTCAGCCTTAGACCAATTGTTATAGATGAAAACAACGTGGTTCTTGGTGGTAATATGCGACTTAGAGCATTACAGGATTTAGGATATACAGACATAGATGACACTTGCGTAAAATATGCTAAAGATTTAACTGAGGAAGAAAAACAAAGGTTTATTATTGCTGATAACGTGGCTTTTGGGGAATGGGATTGGGATACATTGGCGAACGACTGGGAGGCAGACCAGTTAAGCGATTGGGGATTGGATATACCGCAGTTTAATCAAGATGTAAACTTGGATGATTTCTTTGAAGAGAACAATGAACAAAAGGAAGAAAAATTTAAAATTACTTTAGAATATACCGAAGATGATTACAATGAAGTTAATGAGGCATTTAAAAAACATTCTGGAAGCAAAGAACAAATTATCTTTAAACTTTTAGGATTATGATTGTTTATTTGGCTGGTTCTGGCTGGGAGAAAATTTGTTGGGCAAATAATAATTTTTATAATTTTAACAGATTAGAAAGTTTTATATATTTATCCGAATTTGAAAAAAAAATTATATTTAAGTATAAAAATTTTTTACTTGATAGTGGCGCTTTTACATATTTAAATAAAAGTAAAGGTCAAAAAGTTGATTGGAGTCAATATGTTATTAACTATGGTAAATTTGTAAAAGAATATAATGTTAAATTATTTTTTGAATTAGATATTGACCCTATTGTAGGTTTAAAAGAAGTTGAAAGACTAAGAGATTTATTAGAAAAAACAAGTGAAAGAAAATGTATTCCAGTTTGGCATAAAAGTAGAGGTCTGGATTATTGGAAGCAAATGTGCAAAGATTATGATTATGTAGCAATTGGTGGTATTGTAACTCAAGAAATAAAAAGAAGTGAATATGATGTTTTCTATCCTTTATTAAAAATAGCAAAAGAAAATAATTGTAAAGTTCATGGATTAGGATTTACAAATTTAAAAGGCATGGTGAAATATAAATTCTATTCTGTTGATAGTACAGCTTGGTTAAGTGGTAATAAGTTTGGAGCAGTTTATTTGTTTGATGGCGAAACTATGCAAAAGCAAAATAAACAAATTGGGCAGAGAGTAAAGACAAATAAAACCGCAATACATAATTTCACAGAATGGGTTAAATTTTCAAAATACGCAGAACAAAATTTATAAAAATGAATGCAGTAATTTTATTAAGTGGTGGGCAAGATTCAACGACTTGTCTTTATTGGGCAAAAAAAGAATTTGATAAAATTTATGCCGTTGGTTTTGATTACGGGCAAATGCATGTAAAAGAACTTGAACAGGCTAAAAAAATTGCTTTAGACGCTGGTGTTGAATATAAAATATTTAACATAAAAGGGCTTTTAGCTAAATCAAGTTTAATAGAGAAAACAAGTCATAACGATAAAAGTCATATAAACCCTGATTTACCAGCATCATTTACAAGTGGTCGAAATATACTTTTTCTCTCAATAGCTGCAAGTTATGCAAGTGATTTAGGCATAAATGATATTATTACTGGTGTTTGTCAGACAGATTACTCAGGATATCCTGATTGTAGAAGAACGAGTATTGACGCAATGCAAAACGTTTTATCACTTGCATACGGTAATGGAGATTTTAGAATACATACTCCATTAATGTATATAAACAAAGCTGAGACATGGAAACTTGCAAAAGATTTAGGATGTTTAAATGTTATTATAAATGATACATTGACTGATTATAACGGTAATCAAGATATGAATGAATGGGGAATGGGAGTAAATAATAACCCAGCAACTGAATTAAGAGTAAAAGGTTTTTACGAAGCAAAAAAAAATAACTGGATATGATACAAATTGAAAAAAAATATCATTTTTATGCAGCTCATAGAAATAAAAATGCAGATGAAAAATGTGGTCGTATCCACGGGCATACTTACAACGTGATTTGTTCATTTAAATTTGAAGAAATAAATAAAAAAAGTGGAGTTACTTTATTATTCTCTGATATAGATAAATTAGTTGAACCAATTATTAAAAAATATTGTCATTGGTTATTATTGTATGAAAATGATGATTTATGTAATATTTTGTCATTAGCCAATGAACCTTACATAGCGATTCCTTTTGAGACAAGTGCTGAGAATATGGCGGTTTGGTTATTTACTGAGATAAGGAATAATTCTCGTTTACCGATTTTTAAAATTTCATTAGCGGAAACGCTTTCATCAACAGTTATATATGAGCCTTAAAATTTCAGAAATATTTTATTCACTTCAAGGTGAAGGAGCAAGGGCTGGAACGCCTACATTTTTTATAAGGCTTCAAGGTTGCAAAGCTGCAAGTGCTTGTTACGCTTTAGGAATAAGATGCGACACAGAGTTTGAAAGCGGTAAAGAATGGAAATTAGAATCAATATTAGATTGGTTAAAAAACAAAAATATTGATTGCAAAGAAATAACTTGGACTGGAGGTGAACCATTAGACCAGTTAACAGATGAACATATAACCTATTTTAAAAATCATGGTTATTATCAAGCGGTTGAAACAAGTGGTTTGCATGCATCACCAAAAGGAATTGATTTTATTTGTGTTTCTCCAAAGGTTGCAGAACACGTTATTAAAAAAAATTATCCTAATGGAGTAACTGAATTAAGGTATGTAAGACATGAAGGTCAAGATATACCTCAACCATTAATAAAGGCTGAATATTATTGGATTTCGCCTCATTCAGATGGATTTACTATAAATCATAATAATTTAAAACATTGTGTGAATCTTTGTTTACAAAATCCAAAATGGAAATTATCAATACAACAACATAAATTATGGAATATATTATAACTTGGGATGAAATAAAAAAAAGAGTATCGTTATTAGATATGTCTTTAAAATACTATGGTGTTCCTCGAGGTGGCGCTTATATATCTGCTATGTTAAATCCTGTTTCAAACCCTCAGGATGCTGATATTATTATTGACGATTTAATCGATAGCGGCAAAACAAGAATTAATTATGAAAAATACAATAAACCTTTTATAGGTTTATTTAATAAACAAACAGAAAATAATTTAAAAAATAAGTGGTTAGTTTTTCCTTGGGAACAAAATGAAACACCAATCGAAGATAATTTTACAAGGATTTTACAATACTTAGGGGAAGACCCAAATCGAGACGGGTTAAAGGAAACGCCAAAAAGATATATTAAATTCCTAAAAGAATTTTTAACACCTAAAGAGTTTAATTTTACAACTTTTGATGCAGAGGGAACAGATGAAATGATTATTCAAACTAACATTCCTTTTTATTCTTTATGTGAACATCATATTGCACCATTTTTTGGTTTTGCAAATGTAGCTTATGTTCCAAATGATAAAATAGTTGGACTAAGTAAATTAGCAAGGTGTGTTGATTTATATGCTAACAGGCTGCAAAATCAAGAAAGGATAACAACCCAAATAGCAGAAAGATTACAAAGTGAATTGAATTGTAAAGGTGTTGCAGTTTCTTTAAAGGCTCAACATCTTTGTATGTGTATGCGAGGAGTAAAGAAACATGACACATGGACAATTACAACAAAGTTACTCGGGGTTTTTAAAGATGATGACAAAGCAAGAAATGAGTTTTTGTTTTTAATAAAACAGTCATAATACAGTCATGCCAATTAAACCATCAGATAATCCAAAACCATTTGTTAAGGGTCAATCAGGCAACCCAAACGGACGCCCAAAGAAGCTACCTGAAATAGACAAGCTAATGGCTGAAGTCATGGGCGAGGAAAAGGACGGTATCACCGCAGCACAAGCCATTTTAAATATGTTAAGGGGCAAGGCTGCAAAGGGTGATATCAAAGCTGCTCAGTTGCTTTTTGACCGTGCTTACGGAAAATCAAAGCAACAAATCGACGTAACCAGTCAAGGGGAAAAAGTAACCGTGCCAACCATTATATTTTCTGACGGAACAAAAAAGGATGCAGATACAAGTAAATGAAAAGTACGAAGCATTATGGAAACCTCGCACCAGATATTTCCTTATGACTGGTGGACGTGGTTCAGCAAAGTCATTTACCGTTGCTCTTTGGGTTTGTAATATGTTATTATTTTACAAGAATTGGACAATCCTTTACACACGTTACACGTTATCATCAGCCAACATTTCGGTTATACCAGAGTTTAGGGAGAAATTGGATTTGCTCGGTGTGGCAGATGAATTTGACATTACCAACAATTACATATCACACAAGGCTACAAAGTCAAGTGTTATCTTTTCAGGCATCAAGACTTCATCAG